TAATGTTTGCACTCATCAGTAATGATGAACTCGAACAGATGGGACAGATTATGGTCAAACAACTGAAGAATCGATACAATGACCCCACAACACACCGTAAGTTTGTAGTGGGTATTGATCGTGCCAAGATGAGGTTATTTGATGTCGAACAGACCGCCCAAGACGATATCCTTGACATTGAACCTGACTTCAAGTACAATGATGAGGAATCAAAATTCAAACAAACAAAATCATTCGCTGACTTTTCATTCTGATGACCAAGAGTATTGACTTCAAAAAGTATAGTAAATTTGTAGATGCAGTAACTAGTGATGAATCCAAGGATTTTATTGCGTTCAGTGATCGTGTTGTATCTCTCGATGAGAAAGGTGCAAACATTGAACGTCTTCTCACAGGCGCTGTTGGAATCAACAGTGAGGGTGGTGAGATCATGGAGATCGTTAAAAAACTGGTCTTCCAAGGTAAGAAATGGGACGACGAAACCATCTATCACATCAAACGTGAACTAGGTGATGTAATGTGGTATGTAATGCAATGTCTCCTAGCCCTAGATGTATCAATGGATGAGATTATTGCAATGAATGTTGAAAAACTAGAGAAGAGATACCCGGGTGGTCAATTCGATCCCTGGTATAGTGAAAATCGTCAAGAAGGAGATCTATGAACCAAACAGTTGTAGTTTACTCCAACAGGAATCAAGAATGTGAAAGAATCACTGGACTTCTTAAAGCACACACTACAACTGTATTGGAGTATTTTGTAGGTGAAGATTTCTCTGCTCAAGACTTTGTAGATGAGTTTGGAACTGAAGCAGAATATCCACAAGTAGCCATCGCCTCCAGACATATTGGTGGTATGAAAGATGTACTAAATTATCTTAACGAACACAATTTACTATGAAACTACTTACCCTAGAAGATTATGAAAAGGCTGGTGAAACATTCTGGCCAAAGTATTGGTATGTTGCCAAAGAACTAGGTGAAGGTGCCAGAACAGAAGACATTATCAAATGTCTTGAAACCATCGGTACAGTTGCATTACGACTGAAGATGGAAGAAAAGGAAGGACCCTTTGGGTTCAATAAAAAATCAGAGGAAGAAGAAGAAAAGGATGGATCAAACGAACATTGAAATCCTAGATGACGGCAATCTAATCATTCACACTACTAGGTGGGGAACATATGCCGCCCGTGATAAAGATGGTAACGGACTTTGTTCTGGATTGGACAGAGAATCTGTTATCTTCTGGGGTAGAGAACATCTCAATGGATTTCAAAATAGTTATGCAATTACAACCAAAACTAAAATTGGTGGTGGGTACAAACTATGACAATTGAATCACATTACATTGAACAAATTCAAGACAGGATCAAAGACATTGTAATTGTTGGTGCATGTGATGGTATTTTATGTGACTCAGTTACACCTTATATTGATAGGAATTCACATTGGAGATCATATTTAATTGAACCAGTCAGAGATCTTTACATGGATCTTGTCTATAACTTTGGTGATAGAGATAATGTGATTCTCGTAAATTCAGCCCTCCGTAGAGTAAATGGTGTGATGAATATCAATACCATTGATAGAAACTATCAAGATGAAATGCCTAGTTGGGCGCCCGGTATTTCATCATTTCATAATAATGAAGTTGTAGAATCATTACAAGATTATATCATTCAGGAAGCAGTACAAACTATTACTGTTGACAAATTTGTGAGAGATTTTAATATACAAAATATTGATGTCCTACAAATTGATGTAGAGGGTGATGATTACAATGTATTCAAGGACTTCTGGGACTTAGGATTCAGACCAAAGATTATTAAAATTGAAATCAAAAACTGTGATGAAGATCACTTAGAAACAATGTATGAGTTATTCAGAAATAATGATTATCAAACTTTTGTCCAGGGAGAGGATGTAGTAGCAATCTCCAACACTTTATAAATACCATTACCTAGATTATTTTCATTATGAGATTCCATATCCTTGGTCTCCCCCACACCGTTTCAAGTCGTGATTATGTTGCCTGTGCTTATACTCAAAAGGCAGTAAAGTTCGGCAAAATGATGACTGATCGTGGTCATGAGGTCATCCACTATGGACACGAAGATAGTGACCTCATCTGTTCAGAGCATGTGCCAGTTACAACCAATGAGGATCTAGAGATCGCTTATGGTTCATATGACTGGCGTAATAACTTCTTTAAGTTTGATGTAGCAGACCACGCATATCAAACCTTCTATAAGAATGCCATCCGTGAGGTTGGTAAACGGAAGAAGAAACATGATTTCATCCTACCATTTTGGGGTTCTGGTGTCCGTCCTGTATGTGATGCACACCAAGATTTAATCTGTGTAGAACCTGGTATTGGATATGCTGGTGGTCACTGGGCACGATGGAAAGTATTTGAGAGTTATGCCATTATGCACGCCTTCTATAATATGGAAGGGGTTGGAATGTGTAAGTCCGACTGGTATAATGTAGTCATCCCAAACTACTTTGATTTGGAAGACTTCGAATATGCTCCCGAGAAGAAGGAAGATTACTTCTTGTTTCTAGGTCGTGTATACGATGGAAAAGGTGTTAACATTGCTGTAGAGGTCACACAAAAGATTGGTGCCAAACTTATTGTTGCTGGTCAAAATCCAGAAAATCGTGAGTTCCCAGACCATGTAGAGTTTGTGGGTTATGCTGATGTAGAAACCCGTAAACATCTTATGTCAAGGGCAAAGGCATCCTTTGTGGCTTCAATGTATGTTGAACCATTTGGTGGTGTTCAAATTGAAAACTTAATCTCTGGAACGCCTACAATTACTACAAACTGGGGAGCATTTACTGAGAATAATCCCCAGGGTCATACTGGCTTCAGATGTAATACATTTGATGACTTCGTGACCGCTGCCCTGAATGTAGATCAGATTGATCCAGCTGTCTGTCGTAAATTTGGTGAACAATTCTCGTTAGAGAATGTAGCCCCTCGTTATGAAAAGTTCTTCCAGGATGTTCTAAATGTCTATACTGGAAAGGGATGGTATGAACTCCGAGAAGAAACTGAAACTTACCTAAAGAAACTCAATGAAAAGCGTATTCCTATTACTCCCACTATTGCTGACTGAGCCAGTACTGGCTCATAATGATGTTCATGGTCGTGGTCATCGCCACGGTCATGGTGATTATGGTCATGTACATACTCATAGAGCACCTAGACACAACCATTGTCACAAACATAGACAACAAGGTTATAGACATTGTCATAGTCACCGTCATGGTGGACATGGTAATGGACACCATGGTCAACCATGGATGCACGGTCACAGACCAGGACATAGACACGAAAGTTTCGGTCTATGGTTCGTTTTCTAAACTGTCACAAGGTCCCACACAGGGACCTTTTTTCATGGTATGATAGATATATCAGATAGGGAGACCCCATGGCATCTGGCAAGAACTTACACTTAGAACACCTAGAGGATGAAATCCTTAATCTAGGTACAGAAGGTGGTAGACAGGCGATCAAGATCCTCAAGGAAATGGGTAATATGTTATCCGGTTCTCCTGGACCAAAACCAATGGTAACAACCAAATTTGATGGTGCACCAGCTATCATTTGTGGAACTGATCCCAGTGATGGTCAGTTCTTCGTTGGTACTAAATCTGTATTTGCTAAGACTGCACCTAAGATTTGTAAGACTGAAAGTGATGTCAAGTCCATGTATGATGGTGAACTGGCATCCAAACTATCTGATGCCCTTCGTTATCTCAAGGATGCAAAGATCAAGGGTGTCCTACAAGGTGACTTGATGTTTACCAATGACAAACAAACCAAGATAATTAATGGTAAACAGTTTATCATCTTCCGTCCTAATACAATTACATATGCTGTAGAACCTAATAGTCCACTAGGTAAGAAGATTAATAGTTCTAGACTGGGTATTGTATTCCACACCAAATATACTGGTGATAGTCTCCCTGATATGACATCCTCATTCAAGATTGATAAAGGAGACTTCACTTCTACCAATCAAGTATGGGCACAGAAGGCAGAATTCAACGACATTAGTGGTGCATCTAGTATGACTAATGCCGAGAGGTCAAAGTTCAACTCAGCAGTTAATCGTGCTGATGGTTCTCTCAGACAGGCAGGTAATATCTTAAATCTAAT